GCTCTTTCCACAGGCCCGAGTCTTTCAGGATCTGCTTGACCTTGGCGGGCTGCGACGTGATCGGCTTGTCGAAATGCAGCATGTCGCTGTCTTCGGGGATCTCGACCTCGTAGAGCTGGCCGCCGCGCTTGAGCTTCCTAAAGTCTAGTGCGTCGATTTCTTTCTTGATCTGCTTCGAGTCGGCGAACCCTTCGGCGTCGTCTTTGGCGCCGTCCTTGTCGCCTTGCTGCCCCCACAGAAGATCAGCAGCAGTGTGTCGAGCAGTACCCTCGTCGAGAGTCTTGCCTGCGTACGAGAGCGCGCCCTCTCACAAAGTCTTGCGGTAGTGTTCGGCCACTTCCTTCTTACCGGCGAAGTACAGCCCCCAGCCAAACGCCTGGTTACCCTCGCCCCGCCCAATGTGTGCCGTGTCGAACTGGTTGATGCCTCGGTGCGGGGTGCCGTGATAGGCCCGCTGATCCAACCCCTGCAGCGCCTTGTTCGACAGGCTCACCGGGTAGCGCTCGGCGAACTCGTGCGGTAGCACGCCCATTTGATCAGCGTGCACTTGGTAGAACGCGGCCAGCACTGAGCCGTTCGCCTGGGCCATCTCGACCTTCATGCCGATAGCTTGCAGGCGCTGCTGAATGTCATCCACCACGCGCTTCATGCTGGCCTGATAGGCCGTGTCCTGCTCATGCGCGGCCGTCAGCTTTTCGGCCTGGGCCTTGAGGTCTTCGACCTGGGCCTGCTTGAACGCCGCCGACTCGGCCACGGTGCCGCCCTCGGGCCCCACGCGCAAGTGTTCCATGAGGGGCTTTTCCAGCTCACTGCCCGCGATGTGGGTGGCGAAGTCTTCCACCGGGATCTTGATCAGGCCATTTGTGGGCCCGAACTCGCCGAGCGCCTCGTCCATCTGCTTGGCCACTTCGGGCATGGTCTGGTGCAGCTCGTCGCCGGTGACGCCGTGCGCTTGCAGCACCGCCGCCAGCTGGTGGGCCTCGATGTGGATATCTTGCAGCGACTCGCTGGCGTCGGCGGTGTCCTTGACGAACTGCTTGAAAGCCTGGGGGTCGCGCTCGCGCAGCTTGCTGGCGGCCGCGGCTTTGGCCAGGTCGACCAACTGCTGGTTCTGGTGCTCGGCGTGCGCGGCGTCAAACGCGTCATTGAACGCACGGGTGGCGGCCATGCGGTCGATGTGCGCACCCGGGCCCATGGCGCCCGACAGCAGGGAGCCAGTCACGCCGCTGAGGGCCAGGTCTTCCCAATTGAAAGCGTGCTGCATGGTGTCAGGCAGCGCGATGTTCATGGCCTGGCGTGAGAGCTCGCCCTGCGCCGTGCCCACGCCCGCGCCGGTCAGCAGGCGCTTGGCCAGCCCGCCCGGGGCTGACAGGGGGATGACGCCGCCCGCCGTGCTGGTGGCGTACTGAGCTTGGCCGGCCAGCGCGGCCTTGTTCAGGTCGCCAGTCTGGGCGAACACCTGGCGCATGGTCTGCACAGCGTCGTTCAGCGCCGGGATGGCCATGGACTTGGCGCCGTGCACCAGCGCCGTGCCGGCGGCTTTGGCCAGGCTTTGCGCGCCGGCCAGCGCCTCGGGCGCAGCGCCTCCACCACCGGTGGCCAGCATCATGGGCAGCTGCAGGCCCAGGCTGGCAGCGGACTGCACCAGCTTGTTGTGGAACTCGCTGGGCTTGGCGTCCACCGCGTCGGCTTGGTCCCCGTACATCTTGGCGTAACCAAACGCCATGTCGCGCGCGTCGTGGTGCTCGTTGCCCGTGATCGCGCTGGTGGCCGCGTCGACGCCCATGCCCAGCGTCCCGCCGGCCAGGCCCAGCGTGTTGCCGATCTTGCCGCTCAGCGCCCGGGCAGCGCCTGCCATGTCTGAGGTCAGATTGTTGTCGTTGTCGTTCGCGCTGAACAGGTATTTCGCGGCGTCGGTCCAGAAGTCAGACGACAGCACATGGCTCGCCACCGTGCGCAGCGTGCGCTCGGGCGCGGGCGGCCCGGCCAGTGCCGTGACGTGCTGCTCCACCGCCGTGGTGGCGGGCACGTCGTCGTGCGCCAGCTTGGCGTTGTCTGGCACGCTGATCCACTTGGCCGTGTTGGGGAACTTGCGGGCCAGTTGCTCGGCGTCGAAGGCCGACATTTGCGCCTGCTGCTTTACCTCGTCGGGCATGCGCCGTGCCACGTCCAGGGGGACCACGGCCGCCGCGGCATACCGGCGCGTTTCGGCTTCTTTGTCTGGATTGACGGGCAGGGCCTGCGAGACACTGGCGCGCACCTGTTCGACCGTGTCCCGCTGCAAGGCCTGGGCGCCTGCTTGAGCCCACTGGCTCACGTCATCATCATTTGGCATGGATCTTTCGATACAGGTTCAGCACGTCGGTGTCGGTTGGGTTCTTGTTGCCCTGCTTGACCAGCGCCACGCGCAGCCCCTCGGCCGCGCCGCTGGGCAGGTCGTCGAGCTTCATGCCCATAAGGTTCTCGCTGTGCGTCGTGCCCCACAGCGTGTTGCGGAAGCCCACCGATTTGGCAAACAAGGTGTCGATGTGCGCCCGCGTCTCGTCTTCGGTGAACTGCTTGCCTGCGGCGCGCTGCGCGTCCAGCAGGGAGTCGTGCACAAAGCTGCGGATACCAGCCAGGCGTTGCTGGGCTGCTTGGTCGCCTGGCTTTGGGTTTGTTGGAATGTTCAACCCCGCTAGGCTTTCGTTTACGCCCGCACGCATGGCCGAGCCGTTGACTTTGCCGAAAGAGTTGTCGGCCTGCCCGTTCAGATAGTTGCCCCGGTCTTTGGCGAACGTGGCGAAGTCGTGCGGCGCGAGGCTGGAGCGCAGCGATTCAAACTGTGCGTCGCTCATGGCGTACATCTCGCTGGGGTGCGCATACAGCCGGTTCAGCAGCACGGGGTCGGACTTGGTCACGCCCTCAGAAAACACCTTGCTGTACTTGACCAGATCGTCAGACTTGCCAGGGGCGTAGCGGTCCACCGCGTCGCGCAAGGGCGCGGGCATGTTGGCCATGTCGCCCTGGTTCTGAGCCAGCCAGCGCTGCGCCTCTGTCAGCGCGTTGTTGCCCATCTCATTGAGCGAGCGGTTGACGATCGTGAACTGCTGCGTGGCCTGCTCGCGCGTGGTCTGCACCAGCTGGGGCGGTGCATTGGGTGGGAGCTTGGCCAGGGCCGTGTTGACAAAATCCAGCTCAGTGGGGCGCGGCGCCTGGCCGCCCGAGCCTTGCAGCTGGGCCGTGTTCTTGGCCACGTAGTCGCGCGTTGCCTTGGGCAAGTAGCTGATCCAGTCCGCGCCCTGCGTCCCCGCGCGGTTGCGCGACTGGTCTGTCAGCAGCTTGTCGAGCTTGCCCGGGCCCCAGTTGTAGGCCGCCCAGGCTTTCGCCGGATCGCCCCCGTAGCGCTGGAGCATAGCCTGCAGGTAGTCACGCCCGACGCGTGCGCGCTCCTCGGGGCTGTTGTCCTTGGCGGGCTTGACGCCAAACCCGGGGTTCAGGTTCGTGCCGTCCAGCACCTGCATCTCACCCTTGGCGCCCGCGGGGCTGGTCAGCAGCCCGCCGGTCTTGGGGTCGTAGCGCTGACCGTTGGACTCGCTGCTCAGCGTGATCTTGACCATGCGGTCAAAGCTGGTGGGCGCGATGGTGGGCATGACGTCGGTCGTGGCTGACTGCACTGCCGTCTGCGCCTGGCCCAGCCATGTCTGCTGATCGACGTGGGCTTTGACACTGAGAATGTCGTCGGCCGTCATGCCGTGCGCCTTGGTGCCGCGGTCGAGGTAAGCCTGCGCAATGTCCGGGCGCTTGTTTTCCAGCGCGGCCAGGATCACGCCCTTGTACGCGTTGCTGGTGGCCGCCAGCATGGCCGCCTCGGCCGGCGCGCCCTGCAGCCCGTTGCGTCGGGCCTTGTTCATGGCCGCGCCCTTGATGGCGTCAAGCGCTCCGCCGATCACCGCCCCGTCGGCGTCAACCCGCCCAAACACCCGGTCGGGGTTGTTCCAGTTGAGCTTGGCGTCGTTCTCGGCCAGGTTCATGGTGCTATCGTCGACGGTGTCGGCGTGCGCCATGAACTGCTGCACCATGTGGCCTTCGACCTGGCCGTGAAACTGGGCCTGCAAGTCGCCCGAGATCTGCGCGAACTGGCGGCGCTGCGACTCGGTGCCCAACCCCCCGGCGATCTGCCCGGCCTGCTCTTGGAGCTTGCCCAGGTACTCGTCGGGCAGGGCCACGCCGCCGGGGCGTGTGAGCGCGTTCTGCCCTTTGAGGGTCAGATAGCCGGTGTCTTTGTTGTACGCCAGATCCTGCGCGGCCATGCGCAGCTTGTTCGTGGCGTCGTTCACCTGCACCTGATTGAACATGTTTTGTTCATCGGTGGCGATGCGCGTGCCTGCGTCGCCCACGCGCTGCAAGCCGGTGGCCAGTTCCTGGCCCTGCTGCGCTTGGATCTGGCCGGCGTTGGGCCCAACCGAGCCCTGCATGGGCGTAACGCCCGGCGCCGTGGGTGTGGTCGTCAGGTTGTCGTAGGTGGGGATGCGCGGCATTACAGCCCCGCCTTGGCCATGGCGTACCAGTTGCCTGACACCGCGCTCGCGCCGGTCAGCAGCGACGCAGCGCCCGAAGCCGTTGGGCTGATGGCGCCGGCTGCGCTGCGCTGCTGGATGGCCGCGTTTTGGTAGTTCGTGGCTTGGCTGCGGTAGCCCCAGGCCCCGCGAATCGCATTGGCCGCGATGGTGTTTTTATCAACGGACCCCAGCACGTCGGTGCTGGTGAGCGTGTGCAGCGCGCTGCCCTCGCCCAGGTCCACACCGCCCGCAGCAAAACCCACTTGCTGCGAGCTCTTGAGGTTCGCCGTGGCAATGGAGCTGCGTTGCTCCTCGCGCTGACCTGCCGCCAGTGTGGCCTGGGCTGCGCGTTCGGCGGCCGTGGCGTTGATGGCCGACATGTCGGCGTCGTACTGCGCGGCAATACTGCGGGCCTTGGCGCCTTGGAAGGTGCTGACCATGCCGCTGATCGCGCCGACGCCCATCATGCCCAGGCTTGCATAGCCCAGGGTCTGCGTTTGGTTCGGAGTCATAGCCATGGCCCGACGTTAGGGCCGCCCTGCGGGGGTATGTGAACTCTAGCCGCCCACCGCCACGTCAAGCGTGAGCGACACCAGGGTCAGCGGCAGGGGGTCGGCTTGGCGCAGGCAGACCTGAGCGCCATCCGTCCACGCGGCTTTGTTCACCACCTCGACCTCGCGCGTTTGAAGCGTGGGTGGCGTGCCGTAAGGCTCGTTCGTACGGATCTTGGCCTCGACCAAGTTGTCGAAGTCAGGCCCCGACCAGATCCCGCTGGAGTCCTTGACCCGCAAAAACACCTTGTTCACGTTCTTGCGTGTGCCCTGGCCAAAGCCGGGGATCTCCAGCGCCATGGGTAGCGTCTTGAGATCGGCGACGATGGGCAGGCCCACCTGTACCTTGCTGGCCGGGTAGTCCAGCGTGATGGCGCCGCCCACCACCACCAGCTGGCGGTGCGCCGCGCCGTCGGCCAGGATGCTGACTGTCTTGCCTTCGAGGTGCCCCAGCCCGGTGATGGCCGTGGTGGGCGCCCCCGAGTAGGTGAGCCCTGCGTCGACGAAAAAGCAGTCGGCCTGGGTGGCGAAAGCACGGGGGCGCATGCGCTCGACGTAGCGTTTTTGCACCCCGTTGATCGTGCGGCGCACCACGGCATAGAGCACATCCTCGGCGCCCTCGGCCACGACGCACACCGACTCGAAAGCGCCGTCGGTGTCGTGCCAGTGCCAGGCCCCGATCTGCTGCTCAGGCACGTAAGTCAGGCCTAGCAAATTGCCGTTGCTCGACACCATCCACACGATGGGGTAAGGCGCCTTGGAAAACGCCATGTCGACAATGTCAAAGCCGTCGAACAGGTGCGGTGCGCGCAGGCTCAGGTCGCCCGTGAGGTAACCGCCTGCCTGCCAGTTGTAGGCCATCTCGCGGGCGTGGCCGCCGCGAGCCGCGGCGTAGATCACGTTGTTGTTGACCACCACGGGCTGGGCATCCGCCGCGCCCACGTAGCTCTGGGGCTTGACCGAGATGGACGTGGGCGTCAGCGCGTCGGTGTTCTGGCTGGTGACGCGCCACTCGGCAGAGGAGGTCAGCGCCAGCAGCTGAGCCAGGGGCACCAGGTGGCGCACTGTGTTGGCTTGGCGGGCCACCACGCGGAAGGTGATCGAGTCGGCATCTCGCGTCGGGATCGAGTACGACATGTTCGACTCGGTGCCCGAGCGCGTCAGCCACATGTTCTGTGGCTTGTTGACCGTGCCGGCGAAGCACCGGCGCTGCTCGAAGTAAGTCACCGCGCCGGGGTAGTCGCCCGCTGCTGCAAAGGGGTTGCTCACCTCGGGCGCCGTCTTTGCCAGGTCCGGGGTGATGTTGTCATCCTTGAACGTCGTGCCCGAGGCCTGGCCGATATAGGCCCACAGCCCATTGGACCGTTTGTAGACGTTGTAGCGCAGCGCGCCCGTGACTGCGGTCCATGTGACCGTGTTGTATGCGCCTGTGTCGAACAGGTTGTTCAAGCACCCAGCGTAGGCGCCGACCAGCGACTCATCGATGTTGTTGCTGGCCACGGCCGTCACGTTGTAGTCGTGGGCGATGGGCGTGCCGGGCGTGGCGCCAAAGGTGGCGACCGCGGCGATCCCTGTCGGCGCGGCCAGCGTGGTGGTGAACGCGATATCCGAAAGGGTCCAGCTCAGCGCGCCCAAGCGGCGCAGCTCCGCAGGCGGGTAAAGCGTGTGCGCCAGTGTCAGCACGTCGGCCGATTGCACGTACTTGAGCCCGAACAGGTCGGCCTGCGCGTAGCTGGTGGCCACCTCGTAAGGCGTCGCGCCCGACAACAGCGTGGCGCCCTGCGTGTGAAAGCGCACATAGCCGTCGCCCACCTCCAGCACCATGGTCTGCGTGGTGCTGTACTCAAAGGGGATCAGGCGCACGCGCTTGGTGGAGTCCTTGACCTCGCGCACGAACTCGAACCCCGCGCGATTCTGTGCTGGGCCGTGGGGGAGGATGCGAAAGTTGCGACAGGTGGCCAGGCCTGTTTGGTACTTGGCATCGGCAATCTGCCCGAAGAACTCGGGGGTGACTTCGCCGCCGACAAACGAGCGCGAATAGCTGCGCGTCATCGGGCCACCAGCCAGGACACCTGATGGCGCTCGCGTGTGGTGCTGCGCTTTTGGTTGGCATCAGACGCTGCGGCCTGGCCGAACATGCCTGACTTGCCGTCTCGCCCAAAGGCGATGGCTTCGCAGCGCGCCGCCATGGCTGCGCCTGCTTCGCCCTTGATCACGGGGCCTGCCAGCATTGAGGCCAGGGACCAGCCCAGCGCCTTGGTGAACAGCGGTGAGAACTTGGTGGTGTCCGCTACGCGGCCCACGTAGCGCATCAACGCGCCGGCTTGGTTCGTGTAAACCACGTCGGTGCCGGCGTCCAGGGATTCGAGCACAAAGGGCTGCGGGGTGTAGACACCCAGCCCCGGGATCGGCGTTTCAGGCCAGGCCCCGTAATGCGCGATGGCCACGCTGGTGTCGTCGGCCGCCGCGCTGTCCAGCACCGCGATGGTGTTTACCAAGTCGGCCGGCTGCGCGTAGCAGTAGGCCCACTGGGTGTTGGCGTTGGTGAGCTGCGCCAGCAGCACGCGGCGCGTGGCGAAACCCCAGTCGTGCATCTCCAGCAGCGCATCCCGCGCGATGGGGTAAAAGCGCTGGCAGTGCTCAGCCTGCGCGCTCCCCTCGGGCGGGTTGATGCTGGCAACCGTCGCGCTGTCGCCCAAGTGGCTCAGCGCGATGTTGCAAATGTCGACCTCGGACGCCATGCGAGGCCTGCTTACGCGATAGACGCGTCAGGGGCGGGAGCGCTGGCCGGGGCGTCGGTGGCCTTGGCCGCCGGCTTGGCCGTGCCGTTGGGGAAGGCCTTGGCCAGGGCAGCGGCCACGGCGTCGGCGATCATGGGCGCCTGCTCTGTTTTGGCCTGTGCCAAAGCAGCGGCCACGGCGTCGCCGATCTCCGTTGCCTGGGTGGCCTTGGCCCCAGCCAGCGCGGCCGACAGGGCTTTCGCAAAAGCCTGGGGGTCGCCCACGCCCATGGTCGTGTCGTTGGCCAAGATCATGGCTTCGACGCGCGCCTTGTTGCTGGTCAGGTACTCTTGGTAACGCGCCTCGCCCACTGCGCACATGGGTTGCAGGTTCTCGGCGGGCAGACCGTCGTACTCTGCCACCTCGCCGGCTTCGAAAATCTTGTTGCCGATAAGGGACTTTTCCAGCACGGTGTACTGAACAGGTGCGCGGGTGGTGTCTTCTGCCATGGTGTTCTCGTCGTGTGAGGGGTGGAGAAAGCCCCGCCAGTCAACCCGGCGGGGGTGTCAATCAGGAGACAGCGAAGCCCGATTTGAAGTACAGGTTTTTCACGTCCTGCACGTTCTTGACGACAGACGCGAACACCGAGAAGGTGGCAATCGCGCCGGTGTTGACGTAGCGCACGCCCACGTAGCGCTTGGGTGCGTAGGGTGCGGCGCGGTCCCAATGCAGGGGCACCAGCGTGCCGGCGGGGAGCGACGCAATCGGGAATGCGTCGGTCTGGTTGATCACTTGCACGTTGCTGGTCAGCGCGGCGTCGTCAGCTTGGATCAGCTGAAACTGCACGTTCGTGCCGACGGTGGGCGCTGTGATGACGCTGAACTCGATCTCGAGGGGTTCGCCAGAACCCACGTCAGCCACTTGGTTGCCGCCCAGGGACAGCGGCCCCAGGTCGATGGTGTTGGTGCCCAGCACGTTGCCGGCGCCGTTGGCCGCTTGGCCCGACAGCACGCCCGCAGCAGACACGGAGCCCGAGAGAATCAGGTTGGCATCAGTGATCATGATTTGCTTTCAAAAGAGGTTGAAGGCAAGCCCACCGAAGTGGGCTCACTCGACTTAGACCACGCGGGACTCGGTGTTGAGCAGCTGGTCGACCTTACGCAGGGGGATACCCAGGAAGGAAGTCAGCGCGTAAGGCGTGCCGAACTGGGTCAGCGCTTGCGTGATCGACAGCGCGGCATTCGACTTGTTCAACGCAGCCACACGCAGCATCGAGTACAGCGTGCGATTCGCGTAGAAACAGGCGCGGCCCATGGCCAGGTTCGGGATACGGTCAATGGCGCGGCTCATCAAGTTGATGACCTGAGTCGCAGCCGTGGACGCCTGGGTCGCGGACTGCGCGATCAGGTCGGTCACATTGATGTTGGCAATGCGCACGACGTAGCGCCAGTCCTTGACAGCCAAACCGTTCTTCCACTGATACAGCGCACGCAGCGCCTGGTAGAAGTTGCCATTGGCGTCGGGCACCGACTCCTCGCCCAGGTCTTGGTGCTGCAGGCCGGCGTTCGATCCCTTGGGGAAGGGGCAGAACACCGTGTTCTCGCCCCACACCACCAGATAGATAGAGCAGTTGTTGGAGCCGGTGCCGCCAGCGTCCAGAATGTTCTGGCCGTTGCCTGCCGACAGCGAGCTGTAACGGGTCTGCAGGCCCAGGAACTGGCGAGGGTCCGTGGCTGGGTTGCCGTAGAACAGCGCGCCGGCCATGGTTTGGTTCATCGCCTCGATATAGGCCTGGTCTTCGGTCAGGCGGAAGGCGCCGGTGTTGCCGTTGAGCTTGGCCAGTTCCACGTCGATGTGGCTGCGGGCTTCAAGGATGCCGCAGGCCTCGTCAATCGTTGCAGTCAGCGACTTGGAAGTCGGCACGCCCTGATTGATCATGCGATAGAAGACCTGGGGCAGACCCGTGCGGATCGTCACGCGGTGGCCGGTGGGGAGGTTGCCCTCTTGAAAAACGGCGTCTTCCAAAATCTCATTGGTCTGGGTCAGCAGTTCGCCGACCTTGGCCACTTGGCCGTTCGGGTCTTGACGCTTGGCCCAGTCGGCCAGGGTCAGAGCGCCAGCGTTGAGGAGTGCCATGTTGTGCTCACTTTATCGTTTGGTAAAGGCTTGGACGTACCAAAGCGCTTACGGGTTGTTTGGATAGAGAACCTGACCTGCCGACTTGTCAGCGCCTGCGGGCTTGGTGCCCCCCGGAACCCACGTATCTGGCAGGTATGCCTTTGAGATCTTGAGAAAGTGCCGGATAAATTCCGGGTGGTTTCCCAAGCCTGTTGTCTCCAGCACCTCTTTGAACGCGGGGTTTGCCGTGGCTTCCAGTGCTGCCTTGGCGCGGGCGAGGTTTTCGCCCAACTTCTCCCCGCCAAACTCCTTGTCGACTTTGGCCGCTTCGGTCCAGCTGTCCTTGATGCTTTGCACCTGGGTAGCGTAGGCCTGGGCGTCCTGTTGAACGAGCTTGGCGCTCAGGTCAAAGACCTTTTGCGCGTTGTCCTGGCTCATGTCCAGATCCTTGGCGAGGCCCTGCACTTCGCTGACCATCTCGGGCTTAACATTGAAGCCTTCGGGCGCCTTGAAGTCGGTGTATGCCTCGGGCGCGCCTTCGGGGGGTTTGGCACCCTCCTCTGCCGTGCCTTCTGCCTTGGGTTCTGTGCCTTCGGCCGGTGGCGTGGTGCCCTCGGTCGTGCCAGTTGGCTGGTTTGCTTCGGGCGCACCAGTTGCCGCGGGGGCAGTTGGCGCGCTCGAAGCGGGGTCGGCTGCGGCGTCGGTGTTCTCTGAACCTGCAACCTGTGTCGTGTCCGTCATTTCGCTTCTTTCGATTCGGTGACCATCAGCCCATAGGACTCGGGCACGTGCTTGTGTATGTCAAGCACCAAGAACAAGCCCATGTTGCGCATGCCTTCCTTGAAAAAGGTTTCGCTGTTGCCTGTGAAGCTGGTGGTGTAGATGCCGGCTTTGCTCAGCAGGCGCCACATGAACCGGCGGCCCTGCTTGTGAGACATGAGCCATTTGATATCGTTGACCTCGACCATGCGCGCCGCCTGGCGCCCCGACTTCTTGGGGTCGGGGCTTTCGGTGTCGGTGGGGTCGTGCTCGGCCATGTTCGCAATGTCGCGCTGAGGGGCGCGTGTATGTGAACTTGTGGGCTAGACCTGAGCAGTGACGAGCAGGAGGGCGATGGAGGTGATGAGTTTTTTCACAGTGGATATACCTTGAAGTTTTTGATGTGGGTGCCGGTTGTCATGGTTTGCGGAGTGCCGGATGTACGCAACCCAGCTCGGCCTGTCGCGGTGATGCTGGCGTCTGTCGCCGTCACAGCCACCACACCATCCACCTTCCCCGTCAGGGTTGAGCCATTGACCTCAAATCGGAGAGTCTTTGTTTGACCTGCTGTAAAAGTGGCCGTATATGTGGCTCCAAGCTGCGTGTTTGTGCCGCCGACTGTTTTGAAAATCTGCCAACCCCCAGCCGTCCGCGCGTAGCGGAACAAATACAGATCATTGGGAGAGGCCGAGGCAGATGCGCGAGCGCAGACACCGGGGGTATCTGTAATCTCGCTCAGACAAACAAGATCGGCCTCTACTGCGTAGTTTGCTGACGGAGGCACGTAGTTGTAGATATAGATCCCGCCAACCGTGTCGGTGTTGTAGACACCGCCTGAGCCGTTGATGTATGTCGGCAGGGTCGGTGGGTTCGGCGGGAACGGCTGCCATGTCTGCGCGGCCTCCGACAGGTGGTCGGTCAGTAGCACGCCGCCCTGTCCGAAAAACGTGTCGTTTGCACCAATGCCAGCGCCGAGGTAGTACGTGCCCTCGGTGTAAATGCCTGCGCCATTCGTGCAGCGAAATACCAGCGCGGCGCTGGTGAATCCACCAGGGCAGGCGCCTGACAGAATGCGCGTCACCGGGTCAAATGACAGCCACCCGGGACCAGATACCAGCGTCAGCCCCGAGTGTGACCCGTGGGGGCAATTGCCGTTGTCCCAATTGCGTGCACCGCGTGGAATTGTGTAGCTGTAGGCCGCACCCGGGGTTGGTGCAGGCAGCGCTGGTATCGTCAGCTTAGGGCGCACGTAGACCGCAAAACGGAACGGCTTTGCAAACCCAATATCAGATCGCTCAGGATACACAGCGCCGTGTACCACCCCGGCCTGCACGCTAAACGTGTTGGAAAAGGCCAGGGTGCGTGTGCCTGACGTGTACGTTGTGCCGACTGGGTAGGTATCAGCAACATCAAGCGGCGATGTGTATTCATCGACTCGACCGGGGCCGTTGATATCGGTTGCGTGGTGGAACTTGATGCGCTCATTTGTGACCGCTGCGCCCCAGACTGACGATTGCGACGGCAACACCAGCGACCCGACTGAGCCGTAATCAATTTCAAGCGTCGTGTTCCCGCCTGCCGCTGCAACAGCAACCGACGCACTGGGAATCCAAACGCGGTAGCTGCTTATTTCCGTCGTGAACTCACTCGTGCTCGTCCATTTTGACTCGTCGTACGTATAGCCACGCGCAGCGCCGGAAATGATCGCGCCAAACATGAAATACCAGAGACTGTTTAGCCGGGTGCTATCGTAATTGTCAGTTGTGCTGCCGACCAGTGTGACTCCATCGTCTGCGTATGTTTCGAGCTTGATCGTCGTCGCCGTGAAAGTGGCGCGAGTGATCTGCCAAGCCCCATCCGTCTTTGATGCGTAAGTCTGGGGGGTCCAGTCGCCGCCCGTCTCGTACGCCGCCAGGCCAGAGGCTGCGTTTGTGTACTCAAAATAGTCATCCTCTTTGCCCGCCACGGCCTCGGCGCCACCTCGCGCCAACAGCGCCCAGTAAGAGACGCCCGCATTCGCGCCCGGGACTGATATATCAAGCGCTGCGGGTACATTCATACGCCACCGCCACTCTACAATCCTTGCGCCAGCTACCGCAGAGTGCGCAAGCCCGTGCACATGGCCCTGCACAACTGGGCGGTATGTGAACGATGGGCCGCTAGCGTTGGAGCGAACGCCAAGCAGTGGACGCTCTGACGCTGTAGCAGTGCGGCCTTTCAGCCTCATCACGCCGCCCGACATAGTGATAATGTCGCCCAGGCTTGGGATCGGGACACCATCATTCGCGTCAGCGTGGCCGGTCGAATATGGGTCGCCCGTGTACGACACGGATGTAAGCGCCGTGTGGCGTCGGTCGCGCTGACTGAATGCAGGGCTCCATTTGCCAAATGGGTTTCCGGGTCGGATCAATTCGCTAGACAATGCGCCGTCGAATTTCTCGACGTGGGCCAGCGTATAGCCCACGTAAGCGCCGGTGCCTGCCGCCCCCTCCGAAAGCAACTCAAGCACATCGATGCGCGGCACCCCATAGGCTGCGGCGATGATTGCCGCAATGGTATTTGGGTAGGCCATGCTCACGCCTTCCCACCAACCACGTCATAGACATCGGTGCCGATCTGGACAAGCGCGCAATATGGGCTCGTTGCACCGGTCGTGCGCACGTCATTGACTGTCGCTCCGCTGCCAGCAGTGACAGTTACGGTGCCGCGAATTGCGCAACCAAATCCGGAGCCAAGACCGGCAGGGACGGTTGCGGCCTGGGCCGATGAGCACACCAACGTGACGCCAGCATCTGCGGACGTGAGCGCCCGACTTGTGAACGCCACAGGCGCACTCAGGCTGCTTGAGGATGTAAGTTGCTCCTCCCCGTTCGGGCCGATGACCCCGGCGAACTTCTTTGTCACCGGATCGAAAAGGTTGTTGTGCAGGTCCTTGATGTAGCCACTCATTTGTCATCCCCATAAAGAACTTGCGCAGCGTTGCGCACCACTGCGCCGATCTCGACGCCCATGTCCGTGATCTGCATGTCCAGGCTCACGTCGTTGCTCCCGTCGGGGTCAGCCTCGACCGACTCGCTGGTGCGCACCACGATGGCCTGGGCGCTGATGCGCACCGCGCTACCCGCCTTGACTGCCTTGGTGATGCCCAACGCCTCGCACTGTTCGGCGTCCAGATAGATGCGCAGGCCATAGCCGTACGGGGCCGCGCCCATCGGCGCGCAGGTGTCCGCGTCGGCCGTGTTCTTGAGGTTGACGAGCTTCATGGGGTGGGCCTCATGTGTAGCCACTGAACGCGCGTGTCACGTCAGTCAGGGCGTTGTTGGTCTGTGTGGGGGCCTGGGCCAAGTTCTTGGCCGTCTGGCTGGCCTGCTGCATTTGCTCGGCCTGCTGGGCCTGCTGCTGGGCCTGGGCGCGGGCCTTACGGATCAGTGCCACCTTGTCGTCGGCTACGATCAACGTGGGGCTCACGCCGAGCGCGTCGCTGTACTCCTCAATCCACTTGTCCTCGTCGAACTTGTCGAGCACGCCCGGCTTGATCTGGGCCACTGCGCCCAGGTTGCCCACTAGTCGGTCGATGCTGTTCGTGCCGATGGCGCGCTGGGCTTGCGCCAGCATGCTGATGAAGTCGACATTGAGCTCTTGGCCGTGCAGCTCAGGGGGCGGGGGTGGCAGCATGCCCGCCTTGAGCATGCGCGCGAACGTCGATTCGATCAGCGGGTTCAGCTCCTCGTTGTGCAAGCGCTCGACCGTGGGGCCGAGCATGAGCAGCTTTTCCTCGTGCCGTTCGGCCACCTCGGCGGCCGTCTTTTGCGTGTCCGAGCCATCGGACAGCATGAGGAACATGTCTGTGTGAAAGGCCTCGCGGATGCGACCACGCACATCCTGCATGTCGCCCAGCAAGTCGCGCAGGTTGAGCGTCACTTCGAAGGCGTTGCGGATGCCCGCCCCCGGCGTGGCGCCGTCGTAGTACGTCACGCCCCCGGGGAGCATGTCGACCTCGTTGTTCTTCATGCCGGCCGGTGCTTGCAGCGGGGGCTTGGTCTGATAGTCAATGGCTTGACCCTTGCGTAGCTGCTGTTGCTGCAGCTGCATGGTGTCGCCCAGCGCCTCCATGCCGGGGCTGTTGCCGTAGATATCGCCGCCCGAGGTGGACCAGCGCGAGCACAGTGCGGGGAAGCCGTCAAACCCGGATTCGCTCAGGTACTTGCCATCGTGCGCGCCCACCTCGAAGTAGGCCGAGCGCCAGGCCATGTTCTTGGCGTCCTTGGCGGCGAAATCCCGATTGCGTCGAGGCTCGATCAAATGGATCAGAGGCACCCAGGCGCCCAGCGTGCCGCGGGTGTAGAGGTTCTGCACCGTGGTGCTGCAGTTCTCAAAACCGAACTGGCCCACCACCTCGGCCACGGTTTTCTCAAACTCGCGGCTGAGCGTGTCGACGTTGCCTTTGAAGTCGGTGGCGATCGCATACTCGCCCGCCGTCAGGCTGTGGTGATGAATGACGTTGGTGTAGTCGTCCATGACCACTTTGGCCGAGGTGCCGAAGACGGCCAGCTCCTCGTAGGTCGTGTGCAGCGCGCGATATGTGTTGGACTTGGCGAACACCGACAACATCAAGCGCGTCACATCGGCCAGGTACATGCGCACAGGCGCGTACTTGTTGAGGTCTTGGTCCGACGTGGCCAGGCGAAACCAGGGCCGGGCCGGGCTGGTCATGCCGCCCATCATTCCGGCGGCCAGCACGCGCACCGCGCCCGTGGCGCTGCGGTCGTAGATGTTGTTGTGACGACGCGCGCCGCGGTTGCGGTCCTGCACGAAGTAGCGCCCCGAGCGGGGCAGGAAGAAGTTTGACAGCAAAGACCAGTGCGGCATCCACGTCGCGCGCTCCAGCTTGAGCTCGGCGTGGCGGCGCAGATCCTGCTGGCGTTGGGTTTCCGGGCCGGCCATCACCCACCCCCCAACAGCGTTTGCTTGCCCAGCGTGAGCTGGCCAGGGTCTACCCCCGTGGGGCCTGTAAGCATGGTGCCTGCCTGGCCCGACTTGGCCGCCGTCATGTTGGCTGACTCCATGGCCGCACTGTCGGGGCTCTTGGCGTTCGCGCGGTTCGTGGCTTCATCCGTGGCCTGCGCAGTCTTCTGCGCGTTGATCACAGCTTGACGCGCCGAGGCGCGAGACTGCTGATTGGCTTTGTTGCCTTCATAGCCCGAATACACGGCGGCTGCGGCAGCCACCCCTACGGCGACAAAGGCCACGCTCATGCGAAGCGCTCCACCACTGACAGGTCAAGCGCGTCAAGCCGGCTGTCCATGAGCAGGTCGGCGTGCGCCGTGAGCATGGACTCGATGACAGCCATGTCCCGCGTGTTCGTGGGGTTGGCGTGCACCGTCAGCCATGTCGTGTCTGTGTGACCGCGGCCAATGCGCATCATGTCGGGGTCAGAGCTCAAGACGTGAAAGCCAGTCAGCCGGTCCCGCTTGCCCTCTGACCACACCGTGATATCGCCCAGGCAGATATTGAGACAGCCCTCTTTGTGGGGCAGGCCCACAAGAATGGTGTCCTTGCGGATCAACACCGAGCGCGCGTACAGCCCAGGGGCCCAGTAGCTGGTGGTGTCGATATCCGTGATGCCTTCCTCGGCCTCGATGGCCAGGGCCATCTGCGCAAAGGCCAGGATCTGCGCCTTTGTCGGACGCTCGGGGAGCATCAAGGCGATGGCGTCCTCGACCTCCTCAAGCGTCAGAGCCACCGGCTCGACGGCGTCAACGTGGTCAAGCGTGGGTTGGTCAAGTGTTGAGTGATCCATAGGGGTCATGCTCGCGCCGAGCCCCCGCGCTATGTGAACTGAACCGCTTGGGCCTCTTTGGCGTGTCGATGTTGGCCAGCACCACGGCCGTGGCCCGGTCGACCGAGCGCTTGAGCTTTTCGTAGATCTCGTCGCGGCTGGCCACCTTGATCACCATGCCCTGCACTGACCACGTGGGCGTGCACAACTCGCGCAGCAGCTCGGGGTCGTTGGGCAGTGCGTAGCCCAGGTCGCGGGCCGGGTCAAGGTCCTCGCGCAGCTTCCACCACCACTGTGATCGCTGGTTCAAAAAGCGCAGGCGCCCCGACTGGTCCGTGCCCGTGGCTTTCTCCGACACGTTCACGCCCAGGATGTGCACGCCCATGCTGTTGAGCACGTCATAAGGGCTTGAGCCCACGCCGATGACGTCGATGTGAACGGGCGTCTCATCACGTCGGGCGCCGATCACCAGGCCAGCCACCACCGGACCGTCGGGGGTTTGCGTTCCAGGCGTGCATTTGAGCTTGTCGAACCATTTGCCCTTGCCGTCTGGGTTGTCGTGCTTGGTCGAAATGACGGTGTTGTCCTTGCCGCCCCGGGCCACGTCGACGCCCATGCTGATCATCTCGCCCTTGGGTGAGCGATCGACCCAGCGGGCCATGGCCGCCTCGACCCAGGCCGTGGGGATCACCTGCCATGGGTCTTCCTCAATACCGGCTTTGAAGTCGCCGTACAGCATCTGGCTGCGAAGCGGTTCGGGCAATGCTTGCAGCTGGCTCATATACCCGGTGCTCATGAGGTAAGGGTTGTCGGTTAAGCGCGCAGGGATGAAGGTGCGCGACTTGGGTGTGATCACGTCCTCGGGTGCATAGGTGTCTGGGTTGAAGTCGTACGCACGTTCGCCATCGACCAGCACAAAGGGGCGCCCGTCTGGCACCTCGTGGTCTTTACCGTTGATGGTCGTGAACCAGCGCAACTCGCCCGGCTGTGCGGGGTTGGGGTGCTTGCTGTCAAGCCAGGGCGCGAAGAAGTCCAGCACCCACCGGCCTTCTTGGGTGGTGGGCGGGTTGAAAGTCATGATCACGCGGCTGCGTACCGTCTTGCTGGTGCGAAGCCAGCCCATCACAAAGCGCACTTGCGCCTCGCGCATCTCGGTGACCTCGTCAAAGGCCTTGAGATCATGGGGGCGGCCTTGCCATCGGCGCTCGTCGCCTGGGTTGTCCAGCCCTGCGAACTCGACCAAGCCCGTGGGCAGGCGCCAGATGGATTTTTGCGAGTTGAACCCGTCCGTGCCGTCAAGCAAGTCGGTCATGCGCTGGATCACGCCCTCGGTCTGCGCCTTCTCGCGTCGCACCACCAGGCACCGCTCGTGCTTCGTGGTGACCAGCCCGGCGACCAGGTCAGTCTTGCCCCCGCCAGCCGCGCCCCCGTAGCCAACGATATCAGCCATCGACTCCATGGCCATGGTCTGAGGGCCGGGCAATGGCACCCACAGGCGTGCACTCATGTCAGCCAGCACCAGCTCGTCGAGCTCGGCGCGCTCCTCGTCGGTGAGATAGCCATAGATGGCCTTGATCTCAGCTGGCGTCATGCGAGGTGGCCGAACCGTTGTTCGTCGTCTTTGCGCTTGGCGCCCTGGGCCAGGATCGCGGCCAGGCGCGCGGCGCGTGCCGTGGGGTCGATGGCCCGTGCGTTGAGGTCGGCGCCATCGGCGCCTGTCAGCTCGCTGCGCTCAGTGGCAAACGCCTTGCGGTGGCCTTTGAGCATGAGAGCTAGCAGAGCGTCGCTGTACTTGGTGACGGTGAGCCACACAGGGCGGCCGTTGGCGTCGAGCTTTTGCACGGGCCGCGTGTGCACCTCGACCTGGCCGTCCTTGCCCGCCACCTCATAGTTCTCAAGCAGGGTCTGGCCATGCTCGTCAATCTCCCAAACAGGGGTGAGCTGGCCTTGGTATACGACGGGCTCCTGAACGCCCACCACGGCCCGCCTACGGGCCTCTGCTTCGAGCAGATCGGTGGCCGCCTCTTTGGCCTCGACCATCGCCGCGGCGAAGTCGGCGTCTTTGGACTTGAGGCTGTTGACCGTGGAGGAGGAGACGCCCACCGCGCGTGCAGCCGTCGACACCATGCCGCACTGCGCGAGCTGGTCGAGGAATGGGGCAACCCAATGATGGTTCATGCCCTGAAATGTCTACCGACGCCGTCGGGGTATGTGAACGAGGCCGAACTCGTCAGGATCTGCAGGCGTGAACCGGTATGTTCTGGGCTTGGCCAAGCCTTTCTGGCCCACAACCATGTGCGCCCGGCGCTTACCGTTGGTGTAGTAGCTGATCGTCGCTTTGCACACGTCGAACTTGCGGGCCAGGTCCGCGATGCTCATGCCGTCGGCTCGAAGCTCGCAGATCAACCACACATCGTGGTCGGAAAGTTTGGCGCGGTGGTGGTCCTCACCAACCACCTGGCCGGCATCGTTCACCGAGGCTTGGCGCAAGCGTGCAGTTTTACGCATGCGAGCCCCCTGCTACCCTTCTACCCTTGTTACCCTTCTTTTCCCTATTAAATACGCGGGCGCCCTGCGCGTCAGAAAATACCCCCCTATACGTGTTTTTAACTATCCCTTGAATAAGAAGGGTAACAAGGGTAGCAGGGTAGCTAGCTAGGGAAAACTTGTTACCCATGCCTGCGCAGCAAGGGCAACATGGGTAGCAAAACGCGATCATGCCCACTCACTGAATGCGCATTTTTCTGCGCGTTCAGTTTCCTCGCAGTTTTTTACGCGCAGCCAGGCTTTAACCTGCTCGCCACCGACCCGAGTGTTACCCTTCTCGTACCCCAAGGCCCTCATCGCCTTGCCTGCCCGTAGCTCGTCCTTACGTGCAATTTTCTGCACGTCGAAGCCTAAAGCCGACACCAGAACGTCAAGCATGCGCACCGGTCGGTCGCCCCTGCGCGTGCCGCCTGCGGCCTGATCCATGTCGTCGCGGGCCAGCCAATCGGCAATAACGGTCTGCCACTCGTCGCTCACCTTGTACTTGTGGTGTTCGGCCCGGGCCAGGGTGTTCGCGTCGCGCCAGTCCACCTCGCCCAGGCGCTTGAAGCGCCACGCCCCTTCGGCCCAAAGCTGGTCACGCACGCCCGCCACGCCTGGCACGTCGACCGTGCCTGTGGTCATGGGTAGCCAACGGCGCTCCCCTGTTGGGTCGTCCAGAAACTCCCCGCCGTTGCCCGTGCCGAACATGACCATGCGGCGCTGGAACTTGGTAGCGAACTCCTTGAATTTGGGCGTCCACTCCTCCTCGCGCCGCGACACCCAGGCCTTGATCGACTCAGCGTCCCGGCCCTGCAGCCCGCGCAGCTCGGCGATCTCGCCCACCAGCTTGCCGCGCTGCATGCGCGCCAGGTCTTCGTCTTTCTTCTCCAAATTGAGCTCGACAAACGCCCCCGGAAGGGGGCTCATGACTTCGATGGCCGAAGTCTTGCCCGCGCCCTGCAGCCCGATCAGCACCGGCACCATGTCGGCCTTCTCGCCGGGCACCAACGCCCGCCCAGCCAGCGCGGTCCATGTGTAGCGCCCCACCGCCCGGCTATAGGGGGTGTCCTCGACGCCGAAAAACGCCGGGTAGAACGTCTCGATGCGCTCGACGCCATCCCACTCCAAGCCGTTGGCCCACTGCACGGCGCTGTCGAACTCGTTTTCGGCCGCCACCAGGCGCGCCGCGTCTTTAATCATGTCCGCTGATATGGGCTTGAAATCACGTGTGGCCAGTACCGAGCGCAGCACGGTGTAATCGGTATCCCCGAACGGGCGCCACACACCCTCAGCCGTGGCCAGGACCATGCGGTCGAGGAAGGCGTCCACCCCCACGCGGTAGCCGGTGAAATCCGGCCGGCGCAGCGCGGCCAGCACGTTGTTGAGCTCGGCCTCGATGCGCCCGTTCCGATCCCTGGTAAAGGGCGGCAGAGGTTCGATCAGCTCCCCTTTATCGTTTGGTAAAGGCACAACCACACCAAAATCAGCCCGGGTGTAGCCCGTCACCTCCATGAAATCGCCATCGGTGCGGTTCGAGCAGCTGGCGTGCAGGCACCGATAGTGCCCCCGCTCGAAGCCACCCACGCCCGCAGGAAACCAGCTGGTGCTGGTGGGCCCGCTGTCCACGCTGTGCCCGTCGGCCCAGGGGCATCGCACGTCGACGCGCCCGTCCCGTTGGTAGCCCGTGATCCAGCCGTTCTCGTCCAGCCAAGCCACGAACGGATCGCGCATGTCCTCGCGCACCCGGGGCACCGCGGGCACCAGCCCGTGGCGCGCCTCCAGCGCGCCGTCGGGCAAGGCGAACCGGTCGATCAGCGCGCGCCAAACGAGGTCGAGCTCGGCCAGGGTTATATCGGGTAGCTCCCGAGGGTTGCCCCCTGCCCACTCATAGCGCGCGCCGCTAGGGTGTGTGCCACAGACAATGAACTGCTGGCCTGTCGACAACAGTTCGATGTTACCGTGCGCCGTCTTGATAATGCGCTTGGGGAAGTCCAGCGGCAGGCGGAAAGCCAGCAAGCGCTTACCAGAATTTGAGCGCCCCCGCGAGGGTAGATCACCTAGGGTAAGCTGTATCAGGTCCGCCACAGCGCCACACCGCACCGGGTCGTTTATGTCGATGTCGAAACACTTGACCCCCCTGGATTGCAGACAAATTCCAAGGCGTGAATTAGTTGACCATTTACCTATGTCCCTGTCCGTGGCCTTGTAGGCCGTCCACTTGGGTATTCCCACAGCTTCGCCATCGGAATTAAAGCGGCTGGGCGTCTTGCCCAAGCCCGCCATCTTGCTCAGCTTGCTGATGACAGCTGAGGGGTCCGACACAACGGGCAGCAGATCTGGCGTGAGCCCCAGCGCTGCCCAGTCGGCCCAGTCTTGTGGTGTGGCGCCGAAGCTCATGCAACTTCACCCGCCGCACTGGCATGCTGTTCTGCCAAGGCCTGCGCAGCACGCAGCTGCAGGTCGACCACCTCAGGCAACAAAGGCAGGGGCAGCGCCAGCATATCGGCGGCGCGCTGCAGCACGTCGAGCTGAAAGGGTGTGAGGGGTGCGTCAGTCATTTTCGCCACCCTCCGAATCGGCCACCATACCCTCGGTGACCACGGGGAAGTCAGCACGCACAGCGGCCGAGCCCAGGCACTTCTGCGCGTACTCGCACGCGCGGCATGCCGTCACCAGATCGGTGCGGTACACCTTGGGCAAGCGGCCTTTGGACGCCACCGCCATGGCGTTGATCAAGCGTTCCATGACGGCCCCCACCTCGGCGCCCGCGTCACGGTTCTGGTTGCTGAGCTGATAAAGGTACTCGCGCGACATTTTCGAGCCAGGGATTGCCTTGCGAACCCCCGCAGCCAGCAATTCCTGCTCCTCGGTCGTGGCGGCGCGCATCCACATCTTGAACACAAACATCTCGATTTACTCCTTGGTTTAAAGGGCAGTGTCAACCCCCACGAGAGGCCCCTAGCTTGTCAGTGTTTTATCAATTGGTCAAGGAATACAATCAACCCGCTACGCTGTTAACCCCTACATGGCAAAGTCACACACCCCCCACATGAGCGACCAAGACCTTTACACAATCCGCCGCGAGAACCTGGGCCGCTGGGTAAGTGAAAAGGGCGCCAAGACTGCGCTGGCCATCGCCTTGGGTGTGAACCCGTCGCGCGTCTCGCACATGCTCAAGGCCGAGGGGCCAGGCTCCCGGCCCATCATGGAAGACACCGCCCACGAGATCGAGCGCGCGCTGGGCAAGTCGCCGGGGGCCATGGACCGCCCGCCCGGCGCTCCGCCGCCAGGCATCCGAGCGCTCAACACCGAGCTGCTGACAGCCGCAGTGCGCGCAGTCACGACAAGCGCCGCGCAGGCCCGGATAAAGCCCGACGCCGACAAACAGGCGTTCATGGTCACTGCCCTTTACGAGCGCAGCCTGGCCAGTGGTCAAGTCGACCAGGCGTTTGCCGACCAGCTCGTCAAGCTCATGAAGTAACCCCGCTCGGGGTGTCACTAGGGAAAACCCCTAGTAAATAGTTTTTGCGTTTTCCTTTATCAGTTGGTAAAGTTTGATCATGTACTTTACCAAGGCTGAACGGGACATGATCCTCACCAAAACCTTTTGCCAGGCGCTCAAGTTCGCCGCCGCCGCCGCCTCGACCAAAGACGTGCGCTTTTATCTCCGCGGCGTGCGCTTCGAGTTCACCGAGGAGGGCCTGCACCTGGTCGGCACGAACGGCGCCAGCTTGCACATGGTTCGGCTGGCCCTGGACCCGATGCCTGCGTGCGCGGTCGCCGCAACGATCGGAAACGACGACACCAAGCGCATCCTGTCCGTGTTCGGCAAGGACAAGGGCGAGATCCGCATCGTGTGCATCCAGCCCGCCGACCCGGCGCAACGCCCCGAAGTCCGCTTTGAAGCTGGCGGGGTGGTGCTAGATGCGACGGGCGTAGAAGGCACCTACCCCCAATGGCGCCGCATCGTGCCGCCCGCCGATCGGCCCAACAACCCTATACCCACCATGGGCGCGGGCCTACTGGCCAACACACTGACCGCCCTGGTGCCGATGATCGGCAAGTCGATCAAAGACACGTCGGCCCTGACCATCAACGCGGGGCCAGAGACGCACAGCACCGCCGTGGCCATCCGCCCCACGTTCACGACCGACCCGCGCATCGTCGAGGTGTTGGCCGTCGTGCAATCGTTCAGGGCCTGACCTTCACTTTATCACCGGATAAACACCATGCCCCACATTCAACTCGTGTCACCCCTGCAGGCCCAAAGCACACTGACCTATTTCGTGGACTGCCGCCGAGTAACGCGCGACGATGCCCACGAGCATTTCCTGCGCTACGCGTCGGCCTTCCACGGTGTCGACGCAGATTTCGCCGCCGGCGCGTTCGAACGCGCCGAGCAGGGCGAGGCCATCGCCCTGATGCTCCTGGCCCCGTCAGGCGTGCAGATCGGCGACACGACGCGCCCGCAGGTGAAAGTCGAGTACGCGGTGCAAAGCTACACCCGCACGGGCAACGCATGGCACGACGTGCCGCCCCGAGGCTCTGAGCCGTTCCGCTACGGCACCAAGTTCGAGGCCGAGCAGGCCATGGAGCGCGCCTTTCCCTACGCCGCGCAGTACCAGCGCGCCCACCCTTACCAG